CCTGCGAACGAGAAATTTTCCCCACGGAGAATGACGAGAAGGAAGTGAGAACATGAGCGGAAAGAGACAGCCGACGGCAGTGGTGGAAGCCAACGGCCGGAAGCACCTGACGCAGGCCGAAGCCGACGAGCGGCGCGACCATGAGGTCTATATGCCGCCGGCCGACGTGGTAGATCCGCCGAAGTGGCTGCCGAAACGCCTGCGGGCGGAATATTGCGAGATCGGCGAGATGCTCAACGGTGCAGGCCTCTACGCTGAACTCGACCGCGACGTTCTCGGTCAATATTTTCTTTGCCGCGAGCGCTGGACCAAAGCCGACAAGAAAGCCGCGGCGGCCATCAGCAAGAACGACGAGAAGCTCGCCAAGGAATGGACGAGCATCCAGGGCGCTTATTTCAAGCAGGCGCGCCAATGCGCCGAGGCGATGGGACTCTCCGTCACCTCCCGCTGCCGGATCGTTGTTCCGACCGCAGTTGTCAACGCGGCGGGTGCGGCTGCCGGTGACCAGGGCGGGACGGATGAATTCACCGAGCTGCTCCGCCGCCGTCAGGACAGTGCCCTGAGCAGGAGCGCAAGCGGTGGCTGAGCGATACGACCAGGAAGCCGGACAGTTTGTCTGCGACTTTATCAGCCGACTGCCGACGACCGATACCGGCAAGCTGTTCAACCTGTACGACTGGCAGCGCAGCGCGTTGATGGAATTCTACGGGACGCTGGTGTCCGAAACGGGCACCGAGGACCTACCTGCCCCGATCAATGCTGAATGGCTGCGAAAATATTGGTATCTCTATCTTGAGATTCCCAAGAAAAACGGCAAAAGTGAGCTTGCGGCCGCACTAGGGCTCTATCACCTGTTCGCTGACGGCGAGCTGAACGCCGAGGTCTATATCTGCGCGGCGGACAAGGAAAACGCCTCGATCGTCTACAACGCGGCGGTTTTCATGGCGACGAGCGCGCCGTGGACGGCAAAAATGGTCGCACGCGGCGAGCTGAAGATCACCGAGAGCCGCAAGCGCATCGAGTACCGCCGCCGGATCAAGACCGGCAACGGCGGATATAAGTGGGTCACCATCGGCGTGATGCAAGTGCTAAGTGCCGAAGCGTACAGCAAGCACGGCTACAAGCCGAGCTGCGTGATTTTTGATGAGCTGCACGCCCAGCCGTCCCGCGAACTCTGGGATATCATGACCGGCGCAGCCGGCGCTTCCCGCCGCCAGCCGGTGTGGATCGTGCTGACAACAGCCGGTGACGACCCGGAGCGCGGCAGCATCGGGTGGGAGATTCATGATAAGGCCGTCGCGATCCGCGACGCCCGGCAGCTGCGCCGCATCCAGGAGGAAGGCGGCGACGCGCGCAAGGTCCTCTCGCTAAGGCATGCCGCGGATGAGGACCTTGCCGACGCGGAACAGGCTCTTTTGGAGCGCGACGAAGAAAACTGGCTGCCGATTCTGTACGGGCTGACGGCATTCTTCGGCGACGATCCGGATGATCTTGAAAAAATCGACATTTGGGACGAAAGCCTGTGGAAGCTGTGCAATCCCTCGCTGGGCAAACACCTGAGCATGCGCAACGTCCGCATGGAGGCCATGGCCGCTAAGAAAAGCGAGGCTGCCGAGCGGCTTTTCCGCTGGCTGCGCCTGAATCAGTGGATCACGACTAAGGCGGTCGGCTGGATCTCGCTCAATCTGTATGACAAAACGCAGTGGGGGCCAAGTAAGAAGGCCGCGCGAGAGGAATTTTTGCATCAGCTGGACGGCATGATCTGCTACGGGGGCGTCGACCTGTCGACGAGCCGAGATCTGACGGCGTTTGTGCTGCTCTTCCCGCCCCAGCCTGGGCTTGACACCGCCGTGATATGGCCATACGGCATCTGGAGGCCGGAAGCGACGGTCGATGAGGCTGAAAAAAGGGACCATGTTCCCTATCGAGACTGGGCGCGCGCCGGATTTTTGACGCTGTGTCCCGGCACGGTGAACGATTATGACGATATTGAGTCCCGCATCCGCGAGGCGCGAGAGCGATTTGACCTGCGCATGATTGGATTTGACCCATATCTGAGCCGAACCATCACGCAGAGGCTCTCCCCTATCGTCAACACGATCGAGATCCCGCAGGACCTGAAGAATATGAGTCCGGCGATGAAGGAAATGGACGACATGATGCAGCGGCACACGCTGCTGCACGTACACAATACATGCTTTAGAACCACATTTGGCAATGTCCGCTGCCACGAGGACGGAAACGGCAATATCAAGCCGCTGAAGAACAAATCGACCGGCCGCATCGACCCAACGGTCGCCGCCATTATTGCAATGGCGGTGTGGATGATCGCGAAAAATCAGAAGCCCGACCTTGCCGAGGCCGTCAGCCAGCCGGGATTCAGTTTGTAAGGATGAGAGAATGAGAAAATATGCTGCTGCGGCGCAAGGCGTCGCGTTGGTGCTCGGATGCGTCCTGATCGCACTGGGTGCCAGTATGATCTACGTTCCAGCCGGAATGATCACAGCAGGTCTCCTGCTTGTTGCAGGCGCTGTGCTCGACGGCTATGACGATACCGATGAGGAAGGGAATGATGAATCTGAATGAGCGTTATTAAAGGGCTCCGCGCAGCCACTGCACGGTCGCCCACCATCAGAAAAGCTGTCACAGTCGGTACGCTTGCCTCTGCCGGCGGCCTGGCCGTTGGAGAAGATGTACAGAGCGTGGCAAGAAAACTGAGCGCCGTCGACCGCTGCATTGAGATCCTGAGCGACAGCATGGCGAAGCTCCCGAGCTTTGTGATTGACAACCACAGCCGCGAGCGTTTACCGCACGATATCCTATATCTGCTCAACGTTCGGCCAAACGAGGCGATGACGCCGTTTGTACGCAAAAAGGTGCTGGAGACCAGCCGACTGGAAGGCGGCAACGGGTATGACTGGATCATCCGCGATCCGTCGACCGGCCTGCCGAAAGAGCTTATCCCCGTGCCCTGGCAGCTCGTGCAGCAGTGGCACGATGAGATTGGACGCATCTGGTACGATATCACGCATCCCCTCACCGGCGAACTGATGCGGCTGCCGAACGAAGACGTCTGCCACTACAAGAATGCCACACGGAACGGACTGAAAGGCATTGGAACGCTGTCGCGTGCGGAGGACGTCATTGCCGCGGCGCGCGCTGCACAGCAGTACGACGCTTCGTATTATCAAAACGGCGGACAGCCCGGCGGCGTGCTGGAGACCGACGCCGATCTCCGCGGTTACGCCAAAAATGAGCACGGCAGCGTACTGACCCGCCCTGACGGATCTCCTGTCACGCTGAAAGATCAGCTGCGCAGCGAATGGGAAAAAGTCCATCTGGGGCCAAGCAATGCACACCGCACGGCGATTCTTGATCTCGGCCTCAAATACACGAGCATTGCCAGCTCGAACCGCGACGCGCAGTTTGTGGAAAATAAGGAGATCTCCGTCAAAGATATTGCCCGCTACTTCGGGGTACCGCTGTACAAGCTGAATGAGGGCAAGCAGGCCTACGGTTCCAATGAGCAAAACGCTATCGAATATGTCGTTGGTACGCTCCATCCGATTGTGACGCAGTACGAAGAAGAACAGACCTATAAACTGCTGACCGACAGTGAGCTGAAAAAGGGACTTGAGATCCGCATCAACATGATGGCTGAGCTCAAGGGCGACACATCCAGCCGCGCCACATGGTACCGTGCGATGAGCGAGCTGAGCGTCTTCTCGCCGGACGATATTGCCGCGCTGGAGGACCTTCCGAATGTCCCCGGAGGCAGCCGACGCCGGGCAAGCCTCAACTACGTGCCGCTTGACCTGTGGCCGGAGCTGAGCAAGCAGAGACACGGCGGCATGGTCGCCGGAGAGGAGTAACCAATGGAAATGATCTATAAGGCCGCAAGGCTCGAAAAGCAGGCTCTGAGTGAAAGCGAGCTGGCGCTCATCAACAAGCAGTCCCTTCGGGATCTGAGCGCAGATGATGTGTTTGCCTTCCGCCTGGCAGCCTGTGATAACCAGGTAGACCGCGACAATGAACGGTTCACCGAAAACACACTGGAGCAGCTCGCAAAGCTCTACATCGGCAAGACGGTGCTGCTTGACCACAATTGGAGCGCCAAGTCACAGACAGCGCGCATCTACAACGCCTATGTGAGCAGCGAGGGCGACATCAAGCGTCTGATCCTTTGCTGCTACACCGTGCGTACAGACTCGATGGCCGACACGATTTCTGCCATCGAGGGCGGCATTCTCCGCGAATGCAGCGTCGGCTGCACGGTGCAGCATGTGCTTTGCTCCATTTGCGGTGCAGATCAGCGCACGACGCTCTGCCAGCACCGCGGCGGGCATGAATATGACGGCAAGATTTGTCATTTTGACCTTGCCGACGCGTGCGAAGCCTATGAGGTCAGCCTTGTGGCGGTGCCCGCACAGCCGGAAGCCGGTGTCGTCAAAGCAAAGCGCTATGGCGGCACTGAGGGGAAAGAACCTCCTGCGCCGGACGGCGCAGACGATAAAGAGCGCTGGGCTGACGAAGCCGCGCTCGCGCTTGAAAAAATGAGATTTTGAGGAGGACACATCATGCGCAGAAAGTACAATGACCTGCTGGCGAAGCGCGCCGGCATGCTGACCGAAGCCGAAACGCTGCTGAAAGACGGCAAGCGCGAGGACTACAAGTCCAAGATGGCCGAGATCAGCAACATCAACGACGAGATCACGGAGGTCAAGGCCCTCATCGACGAGCAGGACCGCCAGTTCCTGGAGCGCAAAGACGATCCGGGCGAAGAAAAGGACAAGGCCGCCGAGCGCGGCAATATCCTGATGAAGGGCGGCAGCATCGCCCTGAGCGCGCAGGAAGTGCGCAAGGGCCTGTATCTCGCCAGTAAGTCTGTCACGCTGGCAACGACTACGCTGGTGGAGCCGACGGGCGCGGGCCGCAACATCCGCGACGGCATCGGCAATATGGTCAGCTCCATCATCGACCAGGTCTATGTGCAGGACCTGACCGGTATGGGCTCGTTCCTGGAGCCCTATGTCATCAGCGAGCTGGACGCTAAGGGCGGTAAGGTCTCGACCAACGCGGGCAAGGCGCGCACCGCTTCGAGCGATCCGACCTTCGGCGTGGCCAAGATCAGCCCCTATGAGCTGAACACTACGAGCTACGTCGACCGCAACATCTCCCGCCTGAGCCCCGCGGGCTACTACGACAAGATCTACGGTATGGCACTGCGCGCGATGCGCCGCAAGGCCTGCGGCCTGATCGCCAACGGCGACGGCCAGTCCTCGCCCGATATGTACGGCATCAAGAACGCCAAGAACGTGGCAGGCAGCGCGATCTTCGCCACCGTCGACGTAACGGCCATTGACGAGAACATCCTCGACGAGCTGTTCTTCGCCTACGGCAGCGACGACGCCATCGGCCAGAACGCGCGTCTCTACCTGACCAAGGCCGACCTGAAGGCCATCGGCAAGCTGCGCAACAGCGACAAGGAACGCGTGTTCAAGATCCGCTACGATGCGGGCAACCCCAACATCGGCACCATTGAGGACGGCGGCACGGTCATCCCGTACACGATCCTGCCCGACCTGACGAGCCTGTCCGGCGCGGCGCAGTCTGCCAGCGCAGCAATTCAGACGATGCTCTACGGCGACCCGAGCAACTATGAGCTCGGTCTGTTCGGTGACTTCACCGTCCGCGTGGACGAGAGCATCAAGGGCGAGGAGCGCATGCTCACGATCCTGGGCGACGCGATGGTCGGCGGCAACCTGATCGTCGACAAGGGCTTTGTCGTGGCGACGCTGCCGAAGGCCGCGAGCGGCGGCTGATAGACGATGGAGCTGACGGACGAGCGCCGGAGGGCGCTGGCGGAGTATTGCCGCGTGGATGACGACGATGCGCTGCTCGGCGGCTTTTTCGCCGCGGCGGTCGGATACATGGAGACCGCAGGCGTCCGCGCGCCTGAAAGCGGCTCTCCGCGCGCAGCGCAGTACGATCTGTGCGTCAATTATCTGGTGCTTGACATGTACGACCGGCGCGACGTGAGCTTTGCCGGCACGGTGGTTGCCGACAATCCCGCTTTCCGCCGCACGATGAACCAGCTGAAGCTGAGCGAACCGGTGTCCAATTCGGACACCGGTTCCTGAGGAGGAATGAAGCATGGCGCAGAAAGGGACTTTGCTCGCAGACGATCTGCGGCAGCGCCTTGAACTGCTGGAACTGCGGTTTGACCAGGAAAAGGCAGTCTATACCTGGGAGGTGCGGCGCGCCTGTTGGGGCGGCGTGACCTTCGAGGAGCGCAGCAACCTGTTTTCGAGCGTCGGCATCGGCGCACGCGGGGCAAGCATCGTCATCCGGCCCGACCGGCTGCTCACACTGCACGGGGCTGTGCGGCTCGGCGAGCAGTTTCTCTTTCTGACGTCGATCGTGCTGTCGGACGACCGCAGTCGGCAGGAGATCCGCGCGGCTGTATGTGAGCCGACAACGCTGACGGCGCGGCCGCAGGACCGGACGGGGCGCGACGCCTATAATCGTCCGGTCGCCGTGAGCGTTCCGAGCTTCACCTTCCCCGGCATCCTGACGGAGAAATATTTCCGCAATGAAGCGGACGACGTCTACCGCGCGGAGGTGCAGCAGCGCGTGCTGGTGACGCCGAAGGTCATCGTGCTGCGCGCCGGTGATCTGGTGCAGCACGCAGAGGAAGCGCCGTACACCGTGCGTCAGGTGCTCGACCTTGACCCATACAAGAACGAGTACGTGGTCGAGCGCAGCTGGGAGGCATAAATGCAGAGCGTTGAGATCAGCGGGCTGAAAGAAGTCCAGAAAAAGCTGGAGGGCTATCCGGAGGCCATGAAGAAGGCGCGCAGCGAGTTCTTCGAGGAGGCCGGACGTGAAATGCTTTCCACGGTACAGCGCCGTATCGGCGGCAGAGGCTACGTGGCAAACGTGCAGAGCCAGTATGTCGGTTCCGGCGGCGGCTATGCTGCCGTTCGTGCCAAGGCAAAAACCTATTTGCATGGCGATGCAGCCGGTTACATCACCAACGCGCTCGAAAATGGGCACAAAATACGAGTCCCGACCTCGTATGCCATGAGGAAGCGGGAAAGTCGTGCAAAGAAAGATTTTGTCCCTGGAAAGTATATGTACCGCATGACAAATGCGGATGTCGCGCGCCGCCTGACTGAGGAAGGTGCAAGAGAGATGGAGAAGAAAGCCATGGCCTACCTGGAGGGGAACGGATGAACAGCACAGAGATCCTGGACGCCGTCAATGCGCGTCTGCTAGAAAAGTGGCCTGAGCGCACCGTCTACATCAACGTCTGCCCTGAGGACTATGAGCGTCCTTCCTTCTGGCTGGAGGTCACGCGCGACGACCGTACGCCGGTCACACAGCGCATGACAAAGCAAAACGTGCAGATCCGGCTCACACTGCACGATGAAGCCGACGAGCACTATGACATCAGCTGGGCAAGACTCAACAACGATGTATCGGCGTGTCTGAAGATTATGATGCAGGTCCTGCACGTGGGGGCGCGCAGGCTGCTGCCGCAGCTGCAGAGTACGCCGCGGGACGTCGACAGAGCCGCTATTCTGCTGAATTTTGAATTTATGGAAAGCAATGAGGAGACCGCGCCGGAGATCCCGGCGGCGGATTCTTACCAGATCTCCGTGCAGGTAAACGGCGGAGAAATTTATCAAAGGAGCGAATGAGTATGGGACTGCCTGAACTCACCTTTACCCTGAAGAAAGCCGCGGAGACGGTATCTACCCGCATTTCCCGCGGTGCTGTCGCGCTGATCCTGCGCGACAGCAAAGCAAACGGCGTACACGTCGTTTGCCAGGAGAGCGATATCCCGACGACGCTCGGCGCGGACAATATCGCATACATCAAGCGTGCGCTGATGGGCTACATCAACCGCCCGAGCGCTGTGTACGTTTCCGTTGTGCCGGCGGCCGGAACAATCGCAGCGGGCTTCGGCGCACTGGCGGCCTACACCTACGACTACATCGCGGGCCCGCCCGATATCTCCGCCGACGACGCCACGGCGCTCGCCGCACTCGTCAAGGAGCGCCGCAAGCTGCGCTATATCGGCAAAGCGGTGCTGCCGAACACGGCAGCAGACTATGAGGGCGTCATCAGCTTTGTGTCTGCCGGTATCGCCGCCGGCGGCAAGACGGCTTTCTCAGCCGCGGCTTACTGCTCACGTATTGCCGGTATGCTGGCCGGTACGCCCGCACAGTGCAGCGCGACCTATGCGCAGCTGAGCGAGGTGACCGGCGTGACGGCGACCGAGAGCCCTGACACAGCGGTCGACGCCGGTAAGCTCTTCATCATCGACGACGGCCGCGTGCGCAAGCTGAGCCGTGCCGTGACCAGCAAGGTCACGATCGGTGATACCGAGCCCGAAGCGCTCAAGAAGATCAAGATGACCGCAGCCATCGACCTGATCCGCTACTACGCCGTCTCGAGCGTCGAGGACGACTATTTCGGCAAGTGCGCCAACACCTACGACGACAAATGCGTGCTGCTGCTGGCGATGCAGGACTACCTCAAGAGTCTGGAGGACTCCAAGGTGCTGGAGAGCGGCTCGTCCGGCGCTGTGCTCGACGCCGATGCGACGCGCAGCTATCTCATCACCGCCGCCGGTGACGATGTCACCGAGGCAGAGCGCATCAAGAAGCTCAGCGACAATGAGGTCATCAAGGAGAACACCGGCAGCAAGGTGTTCCTGAAGCTCTACGGGAACATCATGGACGCCATGGAAGACTTCGCCATCGTGTTCGAAGTCTCGCCGAGCGTCATTGCAGCCTGATAGGAGGAAACGCACATGAGTGAATCTATTGACGCCGCGCTGGTACGCAGCGGCACATGGGGCAGCCTGTGGATCGACGGCGAGCAGGTCGCCGAGTGCTACGGCTGCCAGGCCAAGATCAGCAAGACCAAGGAGAGCGTTCCCCGCTGCCGCGCCATGATGGAGGACAGCAAGCTCGTATCCACCAAGGGCACCGGCTCTATCCGCATTTACAACGCGACATCCCGCCTCATCGAGCTGGAGGGCGAGGCGCTCAAGACCGGCAAGGATCTGCGCCACACGATCATCAGCAATCTGGACGACCCCGACAACCCGAACAACCAGCGCATCGCGCTCATGGGCGTCAGCTTTGACGACCTGACGCTGGCCGACTGGGAGGCGGCAAAGCTCGGGCAGATCGAGTCCCCGTTCACGTTCAACGACTACCAGATGCTGGACACCTGAAAATACTGCGCAGCACCGTCGGGAGACCGGCGGCGCTGCGCATAGTCAAATTTGGAGGAAATCATGGAAAATACCATTGTCAATCCGAACGCCGCAGAAGAGCAGCCGTCTGTGCTGGATCTGCTGCTGGGCGAAAAGATCGTCAATGTGGCAAAGCACCTGCCGACGGCCAAGTTTGAGATCCCGCGCCTGAGCGAAGCGGCCGGTGCGCCGGTCATCTTCACGCTTCAGGCCCTGCCCTACGGACGCGTGCAGGACATCAGCCGCCTCGAGCAGGATGCCGAGCTTCAGATCCTGCTGGCGGGCTGTGTTGATCCCGACCTGAAGAGCGCACCGCTGCAGCGCAAATTTGGCGGGATCACGCCGGCGGAGACGCTCAAGGCGATGCTGCTGCCCGGCGAGATCGCCGATCTGAGCCGCGAAGTTGAGCGGCTGAGCGGCTATCGCCGCGCGACCATCGAAAAGGTAAAAAACGCCTGACGGAGGGCAGCGACCCAGAGCTGGGGCTTGCCTACTACCTTTTCCATGTGCACGGCATCCTGCCAGGCGACTACTACGGCCGCCCGCAGGGGGAAAAGGATCTCATCTGGGCGCTGTCCTCCTATGAGGCTGCTGCACGCAGCCGCCCCGCGCCGCGCGGCAAAGTCATCAAGGTCACGCGGGGTAAAAAATAAAGCCGCCCGATCGGGCGGCTGAAGCTCTAAACAAAAAGTAAAATCAATACTACGATCAGAAGTGAGGCTGTTATCGTGATGAGGGATGTCTTCGTCATAGGTATCACGCTCCTTGCTTTCATTATACGTATTTTCTCAACAAAGTCAATGATAGGGCGGTGAAAGAATTGCCAGAAACCTCAATCGTGATCAAAACGCAAGACAAGTCTTCTGATGGGATGAAGACGATTGCGAAGAACGCCGCCGATCTCGGCAGTAAGCTCCGTGAGCTTCAGGACAAAGCGCATTCTCTCAGTAAAGAGAAAGCGACTCTCAATGCGAACTTCGATAAAGCGAAAAAAGAGCTGACCGAAGCAAAGAAAAAATTCAATGAGACGCAGGATGCTATGGATGGCCTCAAGATGGAGGCTGCACAGGCGAACTTCGATAACTTATCTTATCAGTTCCGTTCCGTCAGCAAGGAAGCCGAAAAGGCCCGCAAGGAGATTGAGAACCTTGACACGAAAGCCAATAAGTCCATGAATAGCTCGGGCGGCATAGGCGGCGGCTTCAAGTCGATCACAAATGCACTCGTCACTATGCAGGCGGCTCAGACGATCGGCAGCGCAGCACAAGGCGCCCTAAACGCAAAAATCGGCAGTGCAATCGGGAGCGATTCCGGCGCTTTTGCATCCAGCATGATCTCCTCCGTGCTTTCCGGTGCAATAACCGGGTCAGCATTCGGGCCGATGGGTACGCTGATCGGCGCGGGCGTTGGCGCTATCTCTGGTGGTATTAGCGGATATTCGCAGAGCTACGAATCTCAGGATTCCTCCTTCAAATCCTACGTGCAGGACGCTGTGCAGGAGCAGCTGGACGCGCAGAGCGAGTCGCTGACGAGCGGCAGCTCGATCGCCGCGGGGCGCGAGACCGACAAGATCTCCTTCGCGACGCTGTTCGGCAGCAAAGAGACCGCGGACAGCTATCTATCCAACCTTGTCGGCATGGCCAACTCGACGCCGTTCCTCTACGATGACCTGACGAGCATGAGCAAAACGCTCGCGACCTACGGTTACGATGCAGACAGCATCCTGCCGGTATTGCAGACCATCGGTGACGCAGGCGCGGCGCTCGGCCAGTCTACGAGCGATATGACTGCCGTGGCTACCGCCATTGGCCGCATGAAGAGCAGCAACAAGACGACGCTCGAATACCTCAACATCCTCAATGACCGCGGTATCGGCGCGGTCGGTATGCTCTCCGATGCCTACGGCGTAGATCAGGGCACGATGTACAGCATGATCTCCAAGGGCGAAGTTGCCGGACAGGACGCTGCCAGAATTATTCTGGACGCGCTCTCCGACAGCTTTGCAGGATCGATGGAAGCGCAGTCCAAGACCTTCAGCGGCATCACATCCACCATTGAGGGCTTGCAGCAGGAGCTCGACAACGCCATGGGCGAGGGCTACAACCAGACGCGCATGCAGGGTCTTCAGGCGCAGAAAGAATGGCTTGCCGGTGACAGCGGTCAGGAAATGCAGGAGGCCTACACCGCGATCGGTGCATGGAAGGCCTCGCTGGAAAACGCCAAAGAGCAGTACATCCGCGATGCCATGAACGATGCCATGGGCAGCGAAGCGTATAAAACCGCTGAAGCCGAGGGCGACGCCGCCGAGATGGGCCGCATCCTGATGAAGGCCAAAATCGACGGCATGAACGAGTATAACGCCAACGAGGGCAAGGACGAAGAACTCGCGCAGGAACTGAGTCTGATCGAATCTGTGCGCGACGATACGGCGCTCAACAATTCTTACTGGGATGCCGGTTATACGCTCGGTCAGGAGTTTTCCAAGGGCCGCGCCGCAGCAACGACAGATTCTGCCTGGGCGGATGCGGTGAACAATTTCAATTCCGGTTATACGAAGCACCGTTCCGGCCACCAGCGCGCCATGGGCATCGACTATGTCCCTTATGATAATTTCCCTGCGCTGCTGCACGAGGGCGAGCGGGTCCTGACGGCCAGTGAGGCGAGGCAGGAGAAAAACGGTGTCGGCAGCATCCAGATCGTCATGAACGGTACTGTCATCCGCGAGGAGGCGGACGTTCAGCGCATAGCGCAAGAAATGCTCAGCAAGCTGGAAGCGGCCAACATGAGGGGGTAATGCCATGCAATTCTGTTTTATCGTCAACGGCGACGTGCTGACGCTGCCGATCACGCCGGCCTCTTATGAGTGGACGACGGGCAAAAACATTGAGACCATCAATATTTCGCAGCTCGGCGACGTGTACCTCCCCGGCAACCGCAGCCGGCACAGCGGCACGATCGAATGTCTGCTGCCCTCTCAGGACTATCCGTTTAACCAGCCCGGGACGATCCTTGACCCAGGCTATTATCTGGAGCCGCTGCGCTACTGGGCGGCTGAAAAGATCCCCGTGCGGTACATCGTGACGGAAAGCGATATCAATGCGCTTGTGTACATTGAGAGCGTGACCGAAAAGGAGCAGGACGGCACGGGCGACGTCTACTGCACGATCGCACTGCGCGAGTACGTGGATCTGGAAGCCCAGGAGGTGGCAACGCTCAACACGACGCGCTATACCGGCAACAGCGGCCGCAAGAGCGACGCTGCGAAGGACATCACCTATCACCGCGTCGTCTCCGGAGACACACTCAGCATGCTATGCCGGCGCACCTACGGCGACGGTACGTCGACCTATTACAACGCCCTTGCCAAATATAACGGCATCAGCAATCCGCACCTGATCTACGTCGGGCAGACGATCAAGCTGCCGCCGAAGGATATTCTTCTGGGAGGCAGCTGATGGAGATCTATCTGACACATGACCAGTCGACCCGCCGCATCACGGACATTCTGCTCAACTGGTCCTGGAGCGGCGACAAGTCGACGCTGGTGCGCCAGCTCGTCGCCGAGATCGTCTTTGATGAGTCGACCGGCCTGCCCGTTCCTCAGATGGGTGATGCCGTGATGATGACGGACGACTCTGGCAATCCGGTTTTTGACGGAGTCGTGCTTCGCAGGAGCGCCGGCAGCGAAGAGACGAGCATGAGCTTCACCTGCTTCGACCGCGGGATCTACTGCCGGCGCAACGACGGCACCTATAAATTCCGCGACGCGACGCCGGAGAGCATCACCCGCCAGGTCTGCGCCGACTATGAGATCCCCGTTGCATCGCTGCCGTCGACCGGCGTGAAGATCAGCCGCAAATTTGCGGGCGTCGCACTGGATAATATCTTTGAAACGGTCTGGACGCTGGCTACACAGCAGACCGAGGACAAATACGCCATCACCTACACGCCGAAAGGCCTGCTGGTGGCCGTCCGAGACGTCAGCGAGCGCAGTATCGTACTCAAGGCCGAATCCAACCTGATGGACGCCAGGACGGTGGAGGACGCGACAAACATGGTCAACAGCGTAGCCATCTACGACGCCGACGGCAGCTTCCAGCGCCGCGTGGGTACCGATGATGCGCAGAAGCTCTTCGGCATGATGGAGCGCCATCTGACGGAGAACGCCTCCTCTGACGTCGACATCGACAAAGAGGCGCAAAAGCTCCTGGATGACGGCGTCATGACGCAGACGGTCACTGTCGACGTCCTCGGAGATCTCTCGCTGATCACCGGCCAGACGGTCGTTGTGCGGGAGAACAAGACAGGCCTTCAGGGGATCTTCTGGATCGACGCTGATGTCCATACCTGGAAGCGCAGCAATTACTACTGCAAGCTGACACTTAACTGCCGAAACGTCGTTTCCGGCAGCATCGCGGGAGGTGAATTGACATGAGCCAGGGCGAAAGCGCCCGTGATCCCTATGTCGGGATCAACCGGCATATTTCGCAGCGCGCCAGCAAGGAGCAGCGCCCGACCTACACGGTCGGCAGGATCATATCGCTCGATCCGATCAAGATCCGCGCCGACGGCATCGACCTTGAAAAAGAGGATCTTCGCGTGGCGGAATCCATGTATCCCAATTTTCTGGAAAATATGGAGGACCGTGAAGAAAACGGCGTCGAAACGTTGCTGCCCGAGAAGCTGGTGCAGGTCACGCAGAGCGCCATCGGTCCGTTTGTGTTTCTCCGGCCGGAGGAGCATGTTTTCGGCTGGGTCGTGCTCAATGTCGACGACGAGGTGCTGCTCATGCGCTCGGATGACGGGCAGACCTATTACCTCATTGAGAGGATGGTGACACTGGAATGAACATTTTTCCTTTGCTCAGCTCGCCGGTGTCCGATTTGGACACCGAACTTCCGCTGGCACGCGAAGTACGCTGGGATTTTACAAAGGACGAGCCCGTCTGGCACGGCGGGAACCCCGCGACGGTGACCGGCTCGGAGGCAGTGCTGGTGTGGGCCTGGAACACGATCAATACGTCGCGCTATCTGCACGACGTATTTACCCATAATTACGGACAGGATCTGCAATCCCTGATCGGCGAGGCCTATGGCGACGACATCAGGCAGTCTGAGGCCATCCGCTGCATCCGCGAGGCGCTGGAGATCAGCCCTTATATCAAGACTGTCCATCAGATCAGCGTGCAGTTCGAGGGATCGGTGCTGCACCTGTCTTTCAAGGCAAAAACCATTTACGGGGAGGTAACGCTCAATGACGGAAAAATCGCCCTTTGAGAGCATGACGCCGGAAAGCATCAAATCCGAGATGCTCGGCCGTGTGATCAATGCCGGCGTCGATGTGGACGCCCGCGAAGGCAGCTATGCCAATGTGCTTTTGAGCGAGGCTGCCTACGTCATGTGGAAATACGGCCAGACGCTCAACGGCTTTATCGACATTCTCTTTCCAGGGGCCCAGAGCGGGCGGTATCTGGATCTCCACGCCGCACAGATCGGTATGACCAGGCAGCCAGGAGCAAAAGCGGAGGTGACGGTGACGTTCTCGGGCGTGGACGGCACGAAGATCCCTGCAGGGACCGTTGTGTGCACACCGGACGCGCTGCGCTTTCTGACGACGGAAGAGGTCACCATCGCTGACGGGCTTGCCAGCGTGCTCTGCGTCGCCGAGGATATCGGCGCGGACTACAACGTGCCGGAGGCAACCATCACGCAGATGGCGGTCAATATCCATGGCGTGCATGGCGTGACCAACGCGGCCGCCGGTGTCGGCGGCGCGGACGAAGAGAGCGACGCGGATCTGTGGGCACGCTACCATGAGCGCCGCACGGAGCCGATCACATCCGGCAACGCCAACCACTATGTGATGTGGGCAAAGGAGGTCACGGGCGTCTCCTACGCCCGCTGCATCCCGCTCTGGAACGGCAATGGCACGGTCAAGGTCATCATTGCCGGCGCAGACAAAAAGCCGCTGGACGACACGATCGTGACCGCCTGTGCGGAACATATTGAGGCAGAGCGGCCGATCGGCGCGACGGTGACGGTAGTTTCGGTCACGGAGGTCGAGATCCCGCTCGCTGCCAAGATCAAACTCGTCAATGGTCACAGCCTCGACGAGGTCAAAGCGGATCTTTCCGCGGCGGTCAGTGCGCTGTTGGCAACACTGCCGTTCGCCGAAGAACAGAGCGTGCCGTACAGCCGCTTCCTCGCGTGCCTTTTGCAGTGCGCGGGCGTAGCCGACTACAGCTCCTTCACTGTTAACGGAGTAAAGACGGCGCTGCAGATCGCCTCCGGTGCGATTCCCGTGCTCGGCACTGTTGATGTAACGACCTATTAAGGCGGTGCAGCATGGAAAATCGCGAAAAAGTACCTGTCCGGTACCGCAAAAACGCGCAGACGGCCGCGCTGCTCGACACGCTCGGGCTTTCCGCCCAGCAGATGGCAGATCTCGTGGAGGATGTCAAAAAGCAATTCTTTATCGAGTCCGCCACGTGGAGCCTGCCGCTCTGGGAGTACCAGGTCGGCATCACGCCGCCTACAGACGCGACGGAAGCCTCGCGCCGCAATGCGATCAAGGCCAAGCTGCTTGCCGGCGGCAACACCAACGTCGAAACGATCCGCGACATGGCCACGGCAATGACCGGCTATGCCGCCCGCGTCATTGTAAATGACAATTACAGCTTTACGCTGGAATTCCTCGGTGAGACGGACGACCTTGTCGAGCTGGATCTGAGCAGCCTGACCGATTCCGTCAACCTCGTCAGTCCGGCGCACCTGCGCTTTATCATCGCTGGTCTGACGTGGGAACGGTTTGAGGCTGTCAACATGACATGGCAAAAACTGGAAGATATGAACATGACGTGGGAGCGGTTGGAAGCCTCCGTGCCCATCGTTGGTAGCAAAGGAGAATAAAATGCGCGGTTATTATGGAGTAAGCTATAAAATCAACGGCCACAGAATCGGCCATATTATGCGCCTCGGCAAAGAATATCACCTGGTCTTCGAGCGGTGCTATGAAGAAAACACGCTCGAGGAGATTGAAAAAATTGATTGGCAGCAGGTCATTGTAGAGCCGGTTCGAGAGAACTATCCCGCATGCGATCTGCCCGAAGGCTATTCTTTCGTTGTCAAGGACATCAATTACCTCAGAAATACTGACGGCTTTGAGGTAATCCTTGAGGTCGACAAACAGTACTGGGGCGACGTGACTCCCTATCAGGCGCAGATCGCCGAGCTGACGGCCGGTGCCGCGGAAAAGGACTCGCAGCTCGCCGCAAAGGATGCGGAGCTCGCGCAGAAAGAGAGCGAGATCACGGCGCTGCAGCAGGATAATCAGGCATCCAGCGCTGTGACGATGGCGCTTGTCGGTGCGCAGATCACGCCGCAGCGCGCAGCGGAGCTGCGCCCCGTCATCGAGGCGGCAGCGGTGAGCCTGAGCGATACAGAGGCGGCAAACTCCCCTGAGCTCATCACGCGCTGGAACGCACATCTCGGCGAGACCGTCGAAGTGGGCGACCGCCGCAGCGATGAGGACGCAAACGGTGTGCTGCGCGTGTATAAGTGCCGTCAGGGGCATACGACACAGGCGGACTGGCCCCCGCATCTGACGCCTGCCATGTGGGCGGTCATCGACGTGGAGCATGCGGGGACAGCGGAAGACCCGATCCCCGCGGCAGCGGGCATGGAGTACGAGTACGGAAAGTACTACCTTGATCCCAGCGACAGCAAGACATACAAGTGCGAGCGCACCGGCGAGGCTGCGGGTGGGAAGATCACGCTGCAATATCTGCCGCACGATCTGGTGGGTAATTACTTCGTGCTGGCAGAGTAACCGGCTATGACGGACTATGAGATCGCCGAGCAGGAGCGGGCTACCCTATACGAGCGCATCAAGCTCGTCAAGGAGCAAATGCAGTCCATCACAGATCCGCAGGAGCTTGCCAAACAGAAGCAGCGCTACTCGATCCTGTACCAGATGTATCAGGAGGCGCTCGAGCGAAAAGATGCGGCCAGACCGCCTGCCGAGAGGGTACGCACAGCGCCAAAGAGCAGGGTCACGAGTTTTGAAGCCCGCAGCGCTGACGGCATTGGTACCTTCAACTGGCTCGAACGCAATCACGTCACCTTTGCTGACATGGAAGGGAATACAATGCGCTGGGAGGATCTTGGCGTCAGCCTTGATGACGGCAGTAAAAAAGCCCGTCTGATCCGCGCGCTTAAACGTGGGAAGGCGATCTGCAGTGATCGGCAGCAGCAGATGCTTGAGCTCTCCATGGAGGGAAAGCGGGTAACGGAAATTGCAAATATCCTGAACGTAGATAAAAGCACAGTATCCAGAACGCTAAGCCGTGCTTATCAGTGCATTCGGGATCTCGCACAATTTGAAGAGCAACGCTATAAGCCTGACAGCGACTCGGAGGAAAGCTCGGAAATGGATCTCACTGATCCTGAAACGGCAAAAAAACTGCTCGGCTGTTTGACTGAGAGACAGGCGGTTTACATGTATTTGTACTATGGGGAGTGGCTCACCATGGAAAACATTGGCAAACTTCTCAATGTTGACAAATCGACCATTTGCCGCACATTGGAGCGGGCCGCCGCGCGCATCCAGGGATGCTACCCTGCCACAGCCCAATGCGGAGTGTTTGATCTCAGCGCAATGGGTGATGTGCTGTGGGCCCTATACCAGCAGCAGGAGATCAAAGCTCTCGTGCCCGAATATGCGCAGGAGGCGGCACGGAGCGCAAATGCGATGCAGCTTCAAAGACGTGACACCGCCGAATTTTCTACGCCAGTGCATTATCCTGAGCAGAGTTTATGGTCTTCGTTTGAAATGGAGTCCAGTGAAGAAAATGCGGCTGAACCACTTCCGTATGTGCCGCCGCTGGTTCAATTCCCCTCAAAAAGAAGGTTTTATGCTCGCTTGTGGAGAGTGCCTTTTCGCTGGCTTGCCGGCCAGAGTAAGCTGCTCTCGGCACTGCTGGAGGAAAGCAGGCAATCTCAGTTCAAACACCGCAGCGCTTATATCTATATGCGCCTGTGTTCACTGGTCAGCGGCTTTTGCAACAAGGTCAGCCGCAAAATAGTCTCAAGGCTACACCGGCTAAAATCAAAAATTGCATCGTGATGAAAGAGGAATGATTATGACAGCAAGCATCATCTCAGCGGCGGCCATGGTGATCGTCGCCATTATCGAAGCGGTCGCAGCACGCGACCGCAAGCGCGACAAGCAGGAACGCGCCCAGATGCAGGAACAGCAGGAACTTCAGGAGCAGCTCATGCTTGAACTCATCAAAGGAAATTGGGCTTCTGTCGCGCTGGGGGAAGCCACGGCGAAGGCCGTACAGCGTATTCCCGATGCGCATTGCAATGGGGATATGCACGCAGCGCTCAACTACGCTTCGCAGGTCAAGCACGAACAGAAAGAGTTTTTAACCAAGCGAGGCATCCACGCAATTCTCGGCAATGATGAGGCCGCATGATGAAATGCATCGTTCTGGCGGCTCTGGGAGCCGCTGTGACGGGTTTTCTGCTTGGGTGGGTCATTTGTCGTCGCGGGCTCGACGGCATCACCAGAGCGCAGGCAGCGAGCGTGACGAGGCAGTTATTCGTCGTCACGCTCTGGGCGTGTATCGCATGGATCTCCTGCAGCTACGCCATGGCCATCTATTCCATGGTGATCCTCGGACAGGTCTACACGCTCACCGAGCTTTCGGAGCCGGCACTCAAGGCCCTCACCGTCACGCTGGGCGGCAAGGTTCTCTCCAACATCTTTGAGCATAACAACAACAAGTTTTTTGGAACAAGCGTCGGCTCGACCGACACAGAAGGAGGTATTTGATATGGATTTCGAAATGATCATCAACCTGGTATTCGTCGCGCTGATCCCCGCGCTGGTCGTGCTGACAAACATCTTCACCAACATCGTTAAAGGCTTCGGAGCTCCCTTCGCCGATCATGCAGCAGTGGTCGCCCCGATCGTCGCGGAGCTGCTCACACTGCTCGCAACGATCGCCTACCTCGACATCACCGGTACAGCGATGACCTGGTACTGGATCGCCGGCGGCGTCGCCGTTGGCGGCATCGTCGCCTATGTTGCAATGAACGGATATGACGGACTTTACGAAGATCTCCTGAAGCACCTGCACGGGCTCACCGGAAAGAGCAGAGACAATGTTTAAGACCGACGACCTCAAATATCTGCGCGCCGACGTGCGAGCAAACTGCGAGATCTTTCTGCAGATGTGCCACGATGCCAGTCTTCCTGTCAAGGTGACCGAGACGGTGCGCGATGAAGAGTACCAGCTTGACTGCGTGCGGCGCGGCACAGCCAGCAAGAAGGCGACCAAGCCGACGTTCCACGGCATCAAGGCCGGACTGGCCTTTGATATTTGCAAGAATGTAAGCGGACATGCATACGATGACGCCGATTTTTTCGCCCGCTGCGGACAAATCGGCAAGCAGGTCGGTTTCTCGTGGGGCGGTGACTGGAAGAGTTTCCCCGATCGACCGCACTTCCAGTGGGATGCAAACGGGCGCTACAGCGGCAGCATGATTCTGGCGGGCAAATACCCGCCCAAAATGGAGGAGTACGACTGTATGGATCAGGATAAGTTCGACAAGATGATGGATACATACCTCGCCAAGCGCGCACAGCTGCCTGTCGACGAATGGGCAGCTGAGGTATGGGCAGCCGCACATGAAGCCGGTGTCGTAAACGGTACCGCGCCGAAGGGCCTTGTCACAAGGCAGGAAGTTATCGCGATGATCGCACGATCTAAGTAAAGAAAAGCCGGTGCCCGATTTGGGCACTGCCTTTCTTTGCGTTTTCATGCGTGCTTACAATCGTCCGTTTCATTTGCAAAGTCGTTTGCAAAATCGCATTCTAAAGTTAAAATTGAAGTCTGTCAAATCAAAAAGAATTTCAAATCTAAAACAGTAAGGAAATTGCTCAAAGTACTGAGTTATAAAGAAAATCCCACAATCTCATCGATTGTGGGATTTTCACATTTTGGTGGAGGCGGCGGGAGTCGAACCTCTCGCCGAATTTATAAACGTGCTGATATTACTTCATTCTTTTTCTTTGTTTGTAATTTTGTTTGCAAAATACGTATTTATATTTTGAGTGACCGTCTGCATTTTATCATCCATCGTATACCCGTACACCTGCTTATACATTCGGTCGCTCGCCCAGCCGTTACGCTCTTGCGCATAACGGCTGTCGATGCCAAGGCGTACCATGACCGCAGCATTAGCATGCCGCAAATCATGAAAACGGCAGTGCGCGATTCCCTTCTTTTCCAATAGCCGAGAAAACCGTTTATAAATCGCTTGCCCGGATAGGAGAACAATATACCCTTCTTCCCTGCCCTGCGCATAAATGAGCTTACTGATCTCAGGTGGAAGACTTATCCAACGATCACCCGAGAAAGTCTTCGGCGGCTTTTCAACGGCATGTCCATCCTCATCAGTCACCACTGCTCGGCAAATATGCAGTTGTCCATCTTTGATATCCTCAAATCTTGCCCCTCGAATCTCAGACATGCGCATACCGAGCCACAGGCCCATCAGCACCGGCAACTCGATTTCTGTGCCATGCACGGCCTCCATGATCTGCCCGATCTCATCATCTTCAATTCTCCGCGGTTCGGTTTTCTTTTTTTGAGGAAGTCGAATATCTAATGCTACCTCGGGAGCATATGCCTTCATCACAGAGTTCAGCAAGCCGACTGCATTCGCGATATACTTCCGGCTCTTCCCTTTCATCGCCATGTTCGATATTTCCGTCTGCACCCGCTCGCTGGTCACAGATGCAATATCACACTGCATCAGCTCGGCAAAGGTATTACGCTTCAGTTTTTCATAGCCTCCATACGTTGACGGTGAAATTACACCTTTGCGGGCAGTCAGATAAGCATCATATGCCTGCTCCAAGGTCTGGCCCGCTGCTTTTTTCTTCGTAGCCAGAAAACCTGCCCGAACTGCTTTCGCTCTGGCTACACAGCGTTCTCGCGTCGGCTCTGTTATGCTCTGCCCCTCAGCACGGAGGACAATGTTCCAACTCCCTGACGGCAGCTGCTTTGGTGTAGGGATCTTTATCTCTTCTTTCTTTTTACGCTCACGGATCTGCTTCTCTCCGCACCAGTTGCAGTAAATCGAATTCTCTGGAATCTCTCGCTTACAGGCTCTGCAAAGCATCTCTTCACCTCTCTATATTTCCATAGCTTTTGATTGCAAAATTCTGTATAATCTCTCTTGGCGCCAAATCTACACGGGCGGCGTCCGAGAGAGAGAGAATCATGTACGATCTGGCTTATATCATTGCATTGTTTGAGTCCTTGTCCGCAGACGCCCAGCAAGAGATCCTTGACCTCGCAGCTCGGCTCGCAGCCGATTCCAAGCGCAACGATCAATAGTCCTCGTCGCATTGCCCTCTCAGGAGTTCGCGCGCGGAACTCAAAGAGCGGCCGTCGTCCTTCCGGGCGATGGCCGCTCTGCATTTATCGCCCCTGCAACAATATTCTTGCTTTTTCGACGAGACTCTGCTATTCTGTTTTTGGCGCTGCCAGTAACGGTAGGCGGTTGGCTCCTCCATCCCGGAGGGGACCTCTTGCCCCCTCCAGCGAGAGGGGGTGATGCACAATGCTTCTTACATTTTCAGATCTGTTTCAGTTCTGTTTAGTGGTCATCGGCATCATTGGTCTGTTTATTCAGGCAAAAAAGAAGTAACCGCCCCACGCTTCCCCAAGCAGGCGGTTACTTTGTAATCCAAGCATAAGGGAGCAACCGTCTACCGGCAGCGCCTTTATACTCTTTTGCGGTAACCGCCCAGCCTCCAAGCAAGCGGTTACTCTTTTAGGGTAATGAACTTCTGAGGAGCTAACCGTCTACCGGCAGCGCCTTTTTCTACCCTGAGTATAACCGCCCGCTTTTGAATTGTCAAGTCCCGAGCCGCCCTGCCGAGGGGCGGCTTTACGTATTATCACGTGTTTTCACCTTGACGCACGTAATAATACGTGTTACAATAATTGCAGAACGAAAGAGGTGACAAGGTGAAAGGCAGCGAATTGAAAAAAGAGCTCTCCGCGGGAGGCTGCTACCTTTTCCGCGAAGGAAGCAATCACGAGATCTGGTACAGCCCGATCACAAACAAAAAATTCACTGTTCCGCGGCACGATTCCAAAGAGGTTCCTTCCGGAACGGTCCGCAACATCAAGAAGCTTGCGGGGATTGAATAAATCCCCCACCGCTCCATATCATATACCGAGAGGAGATCACGATCATGAAATACGCATACCCCGCTGTATTTACCAAGGAGGATAACGGCGCTTATTCCGTTGCATTCCCTGATATCGAAGGCTGCTATACCAGCGGCGAGAGCCTGCCGGAAGCGATTGAAATGGCAGAGGACGCCCTGTGTCTGATGCTCTACGACATGGAAGAAGAGAACGCGGACATTCCCACCGCGTCGGATCCTAAAAGCATTCAAAGCAGCGAGAACGATACGGTTTCGCTCGTCTGCTGCGATACCCTTGCGTACCGCAGACTGTACAGCAACAAGGCCGTAAAGAAGACGCTGTCCATCCCCGCGTGGCTCAACACGCTGGCAGAGCGCGCTGACCTGAATTTTTCCAACGTGCTTCAGGAAGCGCTGAAGCTGCGGCTCGATATTCAGTAATGCCTTTCCCGAAAGCCGTCCCGTCAAGGGGCGGCTTTTTTGGTGCCCGATTCGGGCACCAATGTAGGGCCTGCCTCTTTTCGGCGGTTCCCGTGATATTCTTCCTCTTAAGATAAGGATTCCCACAACTGCGCAGGCCGTCAATATGCTCAAACAGCTCGCGATCATGGCCAATTTCCATTTCCATAGGGTCCAACACCAAATCGATGCCTTCTCGCCTTGCGAGCTTGGCTGCAGGGACAAAATCGCTGTCGCCGGCAATAAGAATGATCTGATCGACCTGTTTCTTATAGGCGAGCGAAGCAATATCAATTCCGAGCTTCATATCAACGCCCTTTTGTTTGATGGTCGGCTCAAAATGTTCCATTCCAAGAGATTCCTTTGTAAGCGTCCCCGCACACAGCTTTTTCACTGCATCATATCTGAGCGTGTAGACTGCATTGCCTACGTCCAGCATGCCCAATCGAAGCGCTACTTTGCGCTTTTGCTTCAATTCCTCCAAGAAAGCCTGCATCCATACGCTCTCTTTTGAAACCTTCATATTGACTGTCTTTCCGGTGAGCGGATGGTACATCTGCTTGTCCACCGGCGGGCAGTCATAATAAAACACCCTGTATAGATCGTGGGAACGCTCCCGTTCCTTCAGGTGCCGCATTGCGTATGTAATAAGGGCGTCTGCTGTTTCTTTCGGCGTATGCTCTCCCCAAAGGAATTTGGCCCGCTTGCGAAAAAAGCCGCCGTCGACAAGGATTGCTGTCTTTGACATATCAAAATCCCCCCAATAAAATCTAAAGCCCTTAGAACGGGCGCTCCCCTTATCGTGGGGGACCTATTCCAAGGGCTTATTGGCACAACGGGCAGCGACAGAAGTCACTTTGTTGTACTGCTTATACTATGCCCCTAAGTTCGATTTGTCAACCACTTTTTTGAAGCTATAGTTAAATTTTTTGTGTCCTTCGGTGCCCGATTCGGGCACCTTTTTTATTTTTTTCTCTTGAGCATCTCGGCGACGATCTCGTTCTGGGCTTTGTCGTCGAGGCTTGAGAACAACTTTAGAAACTGCTCGGTCGGGCCTTCCGGCACGGCCGGCAGTGTGCCTGGCGTCTCGCCGAGCAGATCAGACACGGTGCAGCCGAGATACTGCGCGAGCAGCTGCACACGTTCTACAGATGGGGTCTGTCCCCTTTTGGTGATCTCACTCATAAGATTTTTGCCAGCCCCACTTTCGGCGCAGGCAATCGTAGGCTTGACACCCTTCAAATCGCAATATCTTTTAACATTTTGCACAAAAACGTCTCTATCCATAAGGGTGTCCTCTTAATATACAAATTGGTCCATTTGACAAATATACTCAATCGATGATGATTTGCTTGACAAATCATCATCGAGGATTTATTATAAAGCCACAGTTAAAAAACAGCTGTACGAAAGGAGCGCGATATGAAACCTATCGCGTTGCTGATTTGGGGAATCGTCATCGCGCCTCTGGTTTGGCGTCTCTACCGAGAACACACAGAGGACGATCAAGAGCCCGAGCCGCGGCTACTGATACCCATTCTGGAACTTGGACGATGGGTCATCGAGTACATCGAGAACGCCGCTTCCGACTCCGATACTTTACAACATCTTCCTGCAGCAGCTTTTCCAACTCCCCGGCATACACATCAAGTTCGCGTATATCGCGTCGCCCGGAAGAGGTATATTCGACCGACTTCTCGAAAAGTATCTGTATGCCACAGTCTACATCATCAGAAGCGTAAAGCCTCGCGTTGTAGAGGGCAACGATATAAGCGTTCCGATGCGTATCGTTCGGCTCGTAGACAAACTCCGAAAACGCCTTCCAGTGTTGCTCATATGCGGCAGTCATGCGGTCGAAATAAGCGGCCGTCAACTGGTTTTTGTTGTTTCGGGCGGCAACCCAAATACCGCCGAGCAGACCGATGATCGCCACGATATACGGCGCAACGACTGTTATCCATTCAAGCATATCAGTTCCTCTCGTGAACACAAGAAATGAGGTGCGACGATGAGCAACGCCGTTGATCTCTGGCTCGAGGTCGGCAACAAATGCCTAAAGCGCGCAAGCGAGCTGCTGGACAATGAAGCTGCTCCTATCACGGAGACCTCGGCAGCCGTCAAACGGCTCGTTGAAGCGGCCGTCATGATGGACGACCTCAATCTTCGCTGGGCGATTCAAAACCGATCCGGCGCGGCGGATAAGTCATCTGAATCAAGCTAAAAAATTATGCCTATACGGGGCGGCCGGCGCGCGGCGGGTGATGGTTCAGTCGGAACCGCGGATGAACCCTCCGTTACTCTGATACCCGCCTGAAGGACGTTCGACTCGTCCTCGCCCCCTTCACCTCATCCATACGGAGCGGCTGGCGCTCACACGATATCACAACTTAATATCAGCTCTCACGCACCGGATGCGGAGTGGTTTCTGTGGCGTCTCAGCACACGAGGGCTGTTCCTGAGACAACCCGTCCGTCGTGTGATAAGAGTTTGATTCTCTTACGCTCCATCCATATTTTTTGCTCATGGTATAAAGTCACACTTAAAAAATACCATGGCAGGTCACAAAAATCAAGACAGAAAGGAAGGGACAAAATTGGTAAAGCTCTGCATCAAAGAACTGCGCCAAAGAAAAGGCATGAGTCAGGCTGATCTCGCCAAGGCAATGAACGTTTCTACGGTCGCCGTCAGTCAATGGGAAAGAGGCGAATACCAGCCTACCACTGACAAGCTGCCGCAGCTCGCAACGCTGCTCGGCGTCGATGTCAGCACGCTCTTTGCAGTCGAAGCTCCTGGCAGACTGCCCGAAACACTGAGTTAGGAGGATAGCATCATGCCGAGAACAAACTTGGGTCGAAATATCGCTAATGAGAAGATCGTCGCTCTGATCTGGGGCACTGCCGCGGCAGCCGGCCTGACGACCGAAGAGCTCGGGGCGAAAGCTAAGATCTCCCGCTCCAGGATCTATGCCCGCAAAAACAAGCCGGAGGATCTCACTCTGCGCGAGCTGCGCAGCATCGGCCGCGCGCTGAACATCCCCATCGATGAGCTGCGCGAAGCCATCCGCTACTAAAAGCGTATCACGAAAGGAGCCGTAAATCCATGTATCCCGAGTACCCGAATTTATACCAAAGGGCAAGAAAGGCTACCTACTTTTCGCAAGAAGAGGCAGCCGAACGACTTGGACTTTCCGTTGAAAGTCTGAAACAATACGAAGGCGGCCGCCGCATTCCATCCGCTGACACGGTGCATCGCATGGCGGCGCTCTACGATCTCCCCTGGCTCGAGCTGGAGCACGCAAAAGCGACGGACACGCTGGGTGTGTTGCCCGACGTACATATCCAACCGCTGCCGACAGCCAGCATCACCCTCGCCAACCGCTTTCGTCGGGCGTCCGACCAAATCTACACACTGCTCGAGATCGCCGAGGACGGCATCATCGACGAGCGCGAGCGACCGGAGTTTGACGCCATCGTCGCCGATCTGCGCGAGACCATCGCCGCGGCCTATCAGGTCATCTACGCTGACGGCGCAAAAAAAGAACGCCCCGAGACTGGCATCTCGAAGCGTTCCGTGTCTCAGGCGATCAGACCTGAAAACGATTGCAGAAATAGTATATCACACTCGCGCGGAAATGCAAGCCCTGTTTTATCAAAGGGGGTGTATGCATGATGAGCGGCATGACTCTTTTCTTCGTGGTCGTCGGCGTGAGTGTGACAGTGACAAAGTTTTTCGACTTTGTCGAGTACATCGGTGGAGGAAATGCTTATGGCAAAAGAAAATCGAGAAGAACATATCCGTGATGGGACGACCTCTCCTCCGCCGTCAAGCGCTGAAACGCAGCAGCGCGCGGAGGACTATGTCGGCTTATGCGAGCGCCTGATCACCTGCTGTGAGAGCGTGACGCTCAATCCTATCAAAACGGGGGTGCAGACATGACGCGCGACGAGATTCTGAAGGAGAACCGAAAAGGCGGCGGCATGTTCGCCGTGATCCCCTCCGTCGTGATGCTCGACCCTGAGCTCACCGCCAGCGCCAAGCTGCTCTACGGAGTTATTACGTGGCGCTCTGGTAAATACGGCTTTTGCTGGGCGACGAATGAGACCCTCGCCGAAGATGTCGGCCTGAGCGCCAAGCGTGTCTCTCCGCTGATCTCGCAGCTGGAGGAACGCGGTCACATTGAGACCGAGATTTTGCTCGATAAGTCGGTGCCGGGCAGCAAGCGCCGGAACATTTATCCTATCGTTCGCAGCGCCCGCGGATTAGTGGGGGGTATCCTTAAAAATGAGGATACCCCTATCCTCAAAAATGAGGAGACAGTATCCTCGAAAATGAGGAGACAGTCACCTCAAAAACAAGGAGACAGTATCCTCAAAAATGAGGACATAAAAAAGAAAAATAAAATAATAAATAATATACCCCCTATAATCCCCCATGAAATTGCCGAACGAATCATTGAGTATTGCAGCGATGATAACGAGCTGCAAGAGGCACTCGCAGGCCTGCTCGTAAATCGTGCGAAGGTGGATCGGCGCAAAGCGGTAAAGACGGAGAGAGCTCTGAACGGCATCCTCCGCAGGCTGGACGAGCTCTCCGCCGGCAGGCGTGACGTCAAGCTCGCGCTGCTGGATAAGGCCACTACAAACAACTGGCTCACCGTCTACGAGCTGAAGCCGGATGAAATGCCGGCGGTCAGGACAGAGAGCAGCGCAGCGCTGCCGCTCGGTTGGGGGGTGAGCTGATGGCGCAGACAGCAAAGCCGCGCCCAGGGCTGGAAGCTGAGACTGCAGTCATCGGTGCCCTGCTCATTGCTCCTGAGATCGTCAAGGACGTGCTCTTCACCGTCCGCGAGCAGGACTTCGGCATCGAGATCAATCGGAAGATCTTCCGTGCGGCGCGGGATCTGTACCTGCGCGCTGAGTCGGTGACGCCCTACAGCATCCGCGACAAGGTCGGTAAAGATTCGAGTGATTACATCGCCCAGCTGGTATACATCACGACGACCAGCGCCGACTGGCACGAGAACGCCATTCGGATGGCCGATCAGGCCTGCGTGCGGCGCATGCAGGCCCTCGCAATGCAATTAGCCTCGGCATCTACGGCGCAGGAGTGCCGCGAGCTGGCAGCGAAGCTCCAGCAGGAGCAGAGCGGCGGCCGGCAGATCGCGGCCTACACGATGGAGGACATGATCCGGGACTTTGCCGCAAGGCAGACGGACAAGACCCCGCTGGAATACGTTCGCTACGGTCTCGCCGAGGTAGACGAGGGGACTTACACGCAGCCGGGCGACGTGGTCGTCATCGGCGGATACCCCAGCGCCGGCAAGACGGCGCTCGCGCTGCAAATGGCGATGTGGATGGCCAGAAAGTGGCGCGTGGGCTTTTTTTCTCTCGAGACCGACCACCGCAAGGTGACCGACCGTGCAATTGCCATGCTGAACGATATCAGCTTCACCGCCATCAAGCGGCGCGAGTTGACCGACAAGGACTGGGAACGGTTCGCGGCCAAGAGCGCAGAGAACGCCGGTCTTAAATTCACGCTGATCGAGGCGGCCGGCTGGAGCGTCAGCGACATCACGAGCGCTGCCGAGGCCTACGACTTCGACGTGATTTTCATCGACTACGTGCAGTTGATCCGACCGAGCACAACCAACCCCATGCGCAGCGAGCAGGTGGCGGAGATCTCCCGCGAGCTGCACGCCTTCGCCCAGAGCCGCAAAAAGCTCGTGATCGAGCTGGCACAGCTCATCCGCGAGGAGCGTCCGTCCGTGCAGAAAAAGACGAACAAACCACAGCAGAACGAGCCGCGCATGAGTGACCTGAAGGAGTCCGGCCAGTTGGAGCAGGATGCGGACATGATCTTCATGATCTACCGCCCTGTCGAGGGCGGCGACTATGATCCCGCGAAGTCCCGCTTTTTGCGGATCGTCAAGAACAAAGAGGGCCTGCTGCTACGAACGCTGCTGTGGTTTGACGGCGACAAGCAGACCTTTACGCCAATGACGATGACGTCGGTGCGCGAGGTCGAGGAAGACGAGAAAATCGTCGAGCGGAATGCTCGCAACGAGCGCATGAGCGGCGCAAAACGGCGCTGATTACAAGGGAAAGGAAGAAACATGAACGTTGGAGATCCGTGGAACTGGAAGCCCACAGCATTCACCTGCGCATCCAAGATCAAAATTGCATCCGTCGCTCCAGGTGAGGATTTTGGTCCTACCGTGTACGGACACATCGCTTGGATCAATAGGACTCACCGCTTTTTTCTGGCTGAAGCTGAGGTGTTCGGGTATATCCTGCGCGAGTGTTTCAAGTTTTGACACAGTGAAAAAAGTTGACAGTAAGTGCTACATGTGCGAGCGCCGGCATCCGGCGTGTCAGGATAAATGCCCTGATTATCTCGCATGGAAAGCAAACCTCGATGCAAATAAGGCAAAAATTGCAGACGAGAAAAAGAAATTCGAGGATATCGACAGCTACCAGCGTGACACCGCAGGGCGGCTGTACAAGAAGAAATAACAGGAGGACGAAATGAAAACGATTGCGATCATGAACTACAAGGGCGGCGTCGGCAAGACGGTCACGACGATCAACTTCGCCGCCGAGCTCGCGGCCGCGGGCAAGCGCGTCATTGTGATGGACGCGGACGGCCAGTGCAATCTGAGCGATATTTTTCGCGCCGACACGCTTCACGGCGGCACGACCTACGAGGTGCTGACCGGCGAGGTGTGCGGCTGCTGGGATGAGATCATCCAAGAGACGCCCATCGAGGACGTGGTCATCGTGCCGGCCAGCGCGGAACTGCCGAAAGCGGACATTGCTGCCCTGACCGGCGAGCGGCTGGCAAAAAACGGCATCCGCGATTTTTGCCTTGCGGTGGCCGAAGATGAGGGCGCAGATTACATTCTCATCGACTGTCCGACCGCATACAACGCGGCCACGGTGGCAGCGCTGGGTGCTGCGGACGAGATCATCATCCCCGTCGAGCTGGAGGGTTTCTCCCTCCACGGCGCGGGTGAGATCCGCAGCCAGGTCGCCAACATGCGCACGGTCAATCCGCGGCTGCGCATCGCGGGCGCGCTGATCACCAAGCGGCGCGGCACGCGCATCCAGGAGGCCGCGGAGCAGGCGCTGCGCGTGAGCGGCATCCCTGCATTTGAGGCGGCGATCCCGCTGCGGGCGTCTGTGCCGGCGAGCATGTCCAACCTCAACGCGAGTAAGACACTGAGAGGATACGCGCCCAAAGACGCGGCGACGCTCGCTTATCGCGATTTTACGCGGGAGTATCTGAGCAAGGGAGGCGCGGTCAATGGCTAAGGGCAAGTTTGACATGAGCGAGTTTCTCGCACCGGTCGAGGGCGTACCCGAATCGGACACGACGCGCGAGATCGCGGTCGAGGACATCCTTGACAATCCGCTGAATTTCTACCCGCGGCCGGACAACGCAAAGCTCGCCGAGCTAATGGACTCCATTCGGGCCAATGGGATGTTGGAGCCTCCGACCGTCGTGCCTGCGGAAGATGGCAAATACCGGTTGATCTCCGGGCATAGCCGGATGAACGCAGTGCGGCTGCTGGCAGCCTACAAAGACGACGCTGTTGCCGAGCGTTTTCAGCGCGTCCTCTGTCGGGTGCTGCCGAGCATGACGCCCGAGCAGGAAGAGTGCGCGGTGATCGAGGCCAACCGCCAGAGGGTCAAATCGCCGGCCGTGCTGGCGCAGGAGGCCGAACGGTTGACGCAGATCTACATCAAGCGCCGCGAGGCAGGCGAAGAGCTCCCTGGCCGCATCCGCGACCGCGTGGCCGAGGCGATGCAGGTCAACAAGACCAAGCTCGCCAACCTCAGCGCAATCAAAAACGGGCTGAAAGTGCCGGGGATCGTTGCGCGGTGGGAAAAGCGGGAACTGCCGGAGGCGGCTGCGCTTGAAATCGCGCGCATGGATATCGACACGCAGTATCGACTGCTGGATTGGATGATCGACAACGAGAAGCCTTGGACGATCAAAAACGTGCAGGAGTTTATGAGCGCCCGCGAGAAAAAAGAACAGGCCGCGGAGGATGAGAAGTACATAGAGCTGCTCTCTCGCGCCCGTGAAACCTTCGAGGAAGAACTGCGAGGGTGCAAGGACCGGCAGGAAGGGATACTCAAACTTAAAAGCAAATTTCGCTGGGCCAGTCACAGCAGTAAAGCGTTTGGTTGGCAGGGCGATGCTAAGGGCCTGATCCTGCACGGAGAAGACCAGAAGCGAATCCTGCGCCCGTGGGCGGCCGTGTGGGACATGCTTGCGGCAATGAGGATGCAGGACGAGCCTGCGTCGGATGGTAAATCCCCGGACGTTTCACATAAAAAGGCCGAGACAAAAGGAGAGGGAAACGAAGAAAAGCTTGCGCTTACATGGCACGAATCAGACGTTGAACCTCCGGACGGTGCGCATATTGTTTTCATCGATGAGGTCGGAATCGTCGATGATGACGAATACATCGACGGCAGGCTGAAAAGCGGCTACACCGGTTGGGAAGAGGTAGTCCTTTGGACGCTGCATCCAGATGACCCAGCACAGGACAAGGCAGTGAGCTCGCCGGAATGGCTGCCGCTGGACGCGGAGCACTGGCCGGAGGAGGGCGCGCTTGTTGTGCTGAGCTATCCGACAGGGCTGGGCGGCAGCGCCTATCTGACCGCACGGTGCAGCGGAAGCGCGAGCGACCAGTACCCGTTTATTTCGACCGACGCGGGGATCTCGGTACAGGATATCGTCGAGTGCAAGTGCGACAGCTGGCTGCCGATCAGCGAGAGACAGAGAGGAACGAAAAAATGATCAACTACAAAATCAAAAACGGATCAATCGCCGAAATGGATGTCAGAGGAAAAATGGATGAGAATTTGGTTGACGTCGCAATGCTGATCAACGGCATTTACTCCATGCTAGCGAAGGCACGTCCGGACGCAGCGGAAGTTTTTAAGCGCGCTTTGGTGGCTGGGATAGCCCCTGGATCACCCATACGGGAAAAGCGGGATTATGAAGGGCTCGCCATTGTCAAGGCGGTGAAAAAATGAAGCCATCCGGTATGCTCGTAGAAATGCAGAGGGCTCACGCTCGTGAGCTCTCTGCGATGCAGTCAACACTGCATCAGTATTTTATCGACACCCTGATGATCTGCCTGCACGAGGACTTCGGTTTCGGCTATGATCGCTGTTTGCGTGTAGTTGATAAATGGGTGGAGACTTTCAAGGCCTACTGGCCCGCTATGGAATTTCAAGATGAGTCTGACGTTTTTCAGATCCGCATGGACGCCGTGCTTGCTGAGATACTGTCAGCACACAAAGACAAATTTGCTCCCTTTCCTGAGCGCTACCCGTATATCAAACAGCTCGGCTATGGGCCAAGGAGGGGCAAATGAGTTGGATTGCAATTGAAGATCGTCTGCCGCGAGCCGGTGAGCGAGTATTAGCCACGGATGGCGTATTTGTAGGAGAAGCCTATAGAACAAGCGCCAACACATGGCGCAGATTCGATGGTATTGCCTGGCGTGATCTTTTCGGCAAATGCGTTACGCATTGGATGCCATTGCCAAATGCGCAGAAAAGAGGCGCGTAATGGCTGAACAGGATATTTTCAAAATATTACTCGGGAATATTTCGGAGGACGATCCCCAAAAAATCGATCGAGCAGCAAAAGCATACCAGTTCGCCGTGCAAAAGGAACTGACTGCCACACAAAGAAAATATTTCTTTGCTTATTACCGCGATGGGCTGAACTGCACTCAGATTGGTCAAAAGTATGGGGTCAATAGGACCACAGTGTGGCGCACAGTGGATAGGGCTATGAAGATGATCCAGCATTATCTTGAGTACGCACAGCTGTGATCTTCAGGAGGATCGAACTATGGAAAAACCTATGAATCTTCAGAACTGGATGCTCAACTCAATGTTGCGCTCTGGAAAGTCAGTAACTGTCTTTCTCGTTAATGGCTATCAGATGAAAGGAATCGTTACCGGCTTTGACAATTTTGTTGTCATCCTTGCCGCTGAAGGCAAGCAGCACATGATCTACAAACACGCAATTTCAACTGTCATTCCGTCCGATGTCGTCTTACTGAAACAACAGGAGGAGTTTTGCAATGACTGAAGAAACGACCAACGTACTTGTCGTACGCGTTCCGCGAGCTATCGATGATATCGACATCTGCCTTGAGCACATTAGGCGCGGCCTGCACGATGGGATTCTGATCCTCGGTGCTGATGTAAGCTATACCGTTGAGAAATTTCCGCCGCTCGGCAGCGTAAAGGTCGAGCAATCCACAGCTCCCGAAGGAAGTCTTTCACCTGAGAAAGAAAAACCGGTGCCCGATTCGGGCACCGGCAAAGCTACTGAGCCCCACAGGAAAGCCGCAACCGCGCAGTTGCCCTCGCCTGCTTCTCCTACGCTGCAAGTCCGCGGAGCCGGTGCAGCTGAGAAAAAACGCATTTTCACGAAGCTGTGCGCTTACCGCGACAGAGCTGGTGCAGGCTGGGCAAGGCGGGTCGCTGACATGACAAAGCCGCAGATATCCTACGAGATCATCCGCTCGCTTGTGACAGATGGAGCCGTCATCAGCTTGGACACCTGGCGGATCATCGATCGTGCGCTGGATAAGATCGATGCGAGCAGCTCATCGGACTCAAAGTAAAAGAGGACGTATCATGGACAATTCAGAATTCGCAAAAATAATCTTCGAGGTTCTTAAAGACTGCGGGTGCAGACCGAGCCTTCCTGGTTTTGGGTATTCCATCTATGCTGGAAGACTTCTGGCTGAATCTCCAACGAAAAAGTGGACATCCAAGGCTCTCTATACTCAAATTGCCCAAAACTTTGATACTAAGCCTTCTATTGTAGAGAGCGGTATTCGCTATATGGTCTCGGATATGCTGGCTTGCGGATCGATGGAAAACATTCGCAGGGTATTTGGCAACACGACTCATTTGACCAGTATGGATTTCTTGTACACCCTCAAATATTATGTCAGTTTTCAGGCGAAAAAGGAGTAGGCAAATGAAGAACGAAGAGATTTTGACCGCGCTGCGGTGCTGCGTGCATACCGAATGCACCAAATGCCCGTTAAATAACGGAGATCCCATGGACATTGAATGCGTCAGCGAGATGGTGGGCACCGCTGCGGATCTGATCGAGAAGCTGACCGACCGCTGCGCGCGGTATGCCGAGGAGGTTGCAGTATTGCAGGAGCGGCAGAAGTGGGTGCCAGTGACGGAGCGCCTGCCGGAAAGCGCCGGTGATTATCTCTGCTTGGTCAGGTACTGCAATCTGGCCACGGGAGAGATGGAGAAGATGCAGCGAACCGGATACTTTACGCCGCTTGGCAGAGGTGCGTGGGGCGGCGACGCTGTACGCGGGGCCAGAGCGATGGTGCTCGCGTGGATGCCGCTGCCGGAGGTTGAGTGATGGATAAGGTTAACTGCCTAAGATGCAATTTCAGGCACGAAGACAACGGAAATTGTACCGTAGTTGGCGGATTCTGCACAGCAATTCCAGCGGCACATTGCCCGCTGCTACGGGAGTATTTAGACACTGAGCTGACGCCGGAGCAGTGCGCCAATGCAAAAATCATCATCGAATCCGCCTTTAGCGATGATACGTCAAAGGCAGAGCGGATTCGAGAGTTATTAAAGGCCGACCGGGACGGGCGCGTGGTCGTGCCGCCGTGCAAGGTGGGCGACACGGTGTACTGGGTACATAGCACTGTCATCACTGAGTGCAGAGTGCATCGAATCCAAATGAACCGGAATGGCCTGTATATTTGCCTTAAAAGTACTATGTCACATGGAGCATTTCGCGTTGATCTTTGCCTTGGGAAAACCGTATTTTTTACCCGCGAGGAAGCGGAGGCGGCATTGGAGGTGCGGAATGGCGATTAGTAAAAAGACACGCGAAATTGTATATTGGAAATATGGCGGGCGCTGTGCATACTGCGGTAGAGAGATTGCTTACAAGGATATGCAGGTCGACCATTTCCACCCGCTGAGAGCGTGGGGCACCGAAGAATCTGGAACAGATGATATTTCAAACCTCATGCCAGCCTGTCGAATGTGCAACCACTACAAGCGAGCGAATTCGCTTGAGACATTCCGCCGATACATCGCAGAAATTCCGCGAAAGCTGCGCGAGAACTATATCTATAAGGTCGGCGTGGTTTATGGCAATGTCATCGAGGTCGAAAAATCTATCGAGTTTTATTTTGAAAAGCAGAGGGTGACGCATGAGGCTGCTTGTGACGCTGCCAGATGGGAATAGGAGGGCTGACAATGGCTGAATACATTGACAAGTTAAGCGTTTACAAAGAGGCCTGTGCGGGCTGCACGTGTCATGGCGACGAGATTGGGAGTTGTTTTAGCTCTGAGCCTTGCGAAAGGCTTTGCTTTGCTTTTGCATCTGCGCATGCGGCTGACGTTGTAGCGGTGGTTCGGTGCGAAAAGTGCGAATATGTCAGGCCAAAGGTAAACGGACATACAGGCAAGCAGGTCGGTGTCTGGTGCAGCTTGTGGGGCGAAATCGACATCGGCGTAGATGATTATTGCAGTCGCGGAAAGCCGAGGGAGGCGGTCACATGAGGCTTCTGGTAACGCTGGCGCTGGATGCGCCGGATGACGCGGATCCGCAAGGGATCAAAGAAAAAGCTGCGATGGACTTTGAGAAGTACGGCGGTGTGCGCGTGGTCAAGGTCGAGCGCGTGGAACAGTATCAACAGATGACGATGGAAGGAGATTTGCATGCAGAAAATTAACCTGAAGAAGACCACGAAGGAGCAAATGCTCAATATGCTGGAAACGGCGTGGCAGGCCAATGCGGGGGCCAACGAGGAGATTGCCGCGCTGAGTAAGCGAATTGATGAGCAGAATGATGTGCTTGCCAAGTGTGTGGACGAGAAAAACGAGCTGCGCAAGCAGCTCAAAGACGCCGATGGTGCTGCGGAATTGGCGATCCAAAAGGTTAACAATGAGCTGCACCGTGAGCGTGGAAATGTCATTTTGGCGGCAGGCCAGAGGGATGCGGCGATTGCGGAGGGCAAGGACCTGCGCATTAAGCTCGCTGAAACTGAGGCGGCGTTGGGACGGGCAAATGCAGAAGTATTAAGGATAACGGAGGAGTGTCGGCAGATCGAAAAAGAACACGATTATATGTATCTGGAGTGGAGCAATGCCAAACAGCGCGCCAACTATGCAGAATCCCACCCGTGGCGTAACCTGTGGACGTGGGTGAAGAGAAAACTGGGGCGTGCCTGACTTGCTATGGACGAATATTGTATCGTAAAGCAACGGGCGGGCCCTTTGGTCAAGGTGTTTTCGACGGATCGTGCGTGCTTTTTGCGGAAGAACGGTGAGTGCATCCGCTCTCGCTGCGGGCCCGCGATGAGCCGCACGACCGTCGACAAGCTGGAGCTGCGGCTCGCGCTCTTTGAGTACGACGGTGTTTTCCATTCGCTGACGTTTGCGCCGGAGAATTTACCGGAGAGTCGGAAAGAGGTGCAACAGATCTGGAACACCTACCTCAAACGCCTCAAGCGCTGGGGCAGCGGCAAACCGTTTGACTATGTCTACCGTATTGAGGGGCTGCACGACAGCTTGCATATCCATGTTTTTCTGCGGAACAGTGAGTATCCTGCGGTGCTCGTGCGGCGGCTGTGGGACTGGGGCGAGGCCTACGATGTGCCGTACACAAAAAAGAAGATCCTGCAAGAGGACGGATACCGTAAGCTCGCCCGATACTTCACCAAAGAGCGGCCGGAGGTCGGGCAGCATCCGTGGGGACCGTCGCGGACGCTCAAGCCCAAAGTGCCGCTGCCAGAGGTCAAAACCAGCAAGACCGGCCGCATCTACATCCCGCGGGATGCGGTCATCTTGCCGCTTGAGTATAACGAGGCAAAAAGCGACTGGGGCGTGTACTCCTACAGCAAGTATTTGAGCTACTGAAAATAGTGCTTTTATTTTAGATAATGATTTCTTATTCTTGAAACCTTATGAATATTTACGGACAGCCTCAAGAAAGTAGGGAAAAAGCATTGCAAACCGAAGTGAAAACTGATAAACTGGACACAAAGAACGGATGGCTCCTCTGCCCGCGATGCGGTCGAGGAAAAGTCCTTCGGCTCAATCCCGAGACCCGAGCACGGTCGCTGACCGTGTACTGCAAGGTCTGCGGAAAAGAGTCCATCGTGAATATCGACGAGTGCCTGTGCTTGAGAGCCTGCGCCACATGATCTGCGAAAGCAGTTTGTGTCGGCGCAGGCTTTTTTGTTTTTCCGGAGGTGATAGCCCGTGAGCGAGAAGCCGCTGCGGCCGTGCCGATATCCGGGATGCTACGAGCTCGTAAGCGATGGATACTGCGCAAAGCATCAGTCTCCGAAGCGGTCAGGACAGCGCAGTGCTGAGGCCGAATCCTGGCGCTGGATGTACTTCACCGACGAGTGGCGCAAGGACCTGCGCCCGACGCAGCTGATGCGCGAGCCGTTCTGCCGTGAGTGTGCCAAAGCCGGCAGGCGCGTCCGTGCTACCGACGTCGACCACATCGTCGACCACAAGGGCGACTGGACAGTGTTCTGCGACCGCAGCAATCTCGAGAGCCTGTGTCACAGCTGCCACAGCCGCAAGACGGCGCGGGAAATGTACGAAAACCGCAGGCGTTCGACGCCGCGCCGCGCAGGCTCAAGGCGGTAGGCTTGGGCGCTCGGGCGCGTCGCAGGAGCGTCGCGCGTGGATTCCTTGCGAAGGGGTGGCCGGGGTTTTGAAGTTTCGACGAAGTGCGCCATAAC